CCGACTGCTCGGATTGAACGTCACCTGAGTGAACGTGCAGTACGGAGCGCCTTCCGTCTGGTCTGCCTTCAAAGGGTCTTTGTAACGGACGGTGCGGGTCGGGTTCTTAATCCCAGTGGGCTGGTTCCACCAACCGAATGCCTCGACCAGTTCTCGCTGGATGATGTCGCGGCGAGCGACCAGTCGGGCGTACAGCTCAACAGCCGCCGTCTGGTTGAAGACGAAGCCGTTGAACTCCTGCCGCGCCATGAGAGCCGAGATACGGTTCTCTAGGAACAGCGCAGCGGGTGAGTACTCTTTTTCCTCGATCCGGCGGACCAGCTCCAGGGTGACGGCTACGTCCTGACGGCAGTAGTCGTGCATCTCCTCGTTCCAGTTGGCCCATGGATCGAGACCTCGCTCCTTCATGATGTCGGCGTATTCGCCCTTGTGGAGGCCGAGGCGGTAACCCCACGCCTTCAGCGAGTGACTGCCGATCAGGTTCTTGGGCAGGTCACCCTGCTTCTTGCGCAGGCGGGTGAAGTCGATGTCGGTGAGGTTCGAGTAAACGAGGCGTGACTCAGCCATGGAGTCGCGCAGTTGGCCCTTGGGCCGGAAATCGGGGTACAGCTTGCGGATGGCTTCGTAGTCGAACCAGAAGCCGTTGTGCGCCACCAGTTCGTCGGCGCGGCTCAGGAAGGCGATGCCCTCCCGGATGGTCATCGGGGTGAAGTTGAAGTACTCCCCGGTGTCGATGTCTGCGGCCCAAATGCAGTGGATTCTGGTCATCTGGTCCAGCAAGCCATCAGTCTCGATGTCGAAGACGAGTCGCATCGGAGTCCTCTCGCTGGAGAAAAGAAAACCCCCGAGCCAGCGGGTGCCGGTCGGGGGTCGTGGGTGGGTTGGTTTGGCTGAAGCTAGTACTGGGGGTAAATCAGAAGTCCGTGTCCGGGACGGGGCCTTCGTCCTCGTCGTCGAACATCTCCACTTCCGACTTCCTCCCGGTTGCGGGGTCATACTTCAAATAGAAGGTAAGGCCCGTGCCTTGGCCGGTGTACCGGTCCTTGAGGATTCGGAAGACGGTGATGTCCTTCTCGTCGGGGTCTTGCTGGGAGCGCTCCAGGCCGAAGACGAAGTTGGCGTACTGCGTGATGGCCTTGCCCCCGGCGAAGTCGTCGAGGGTGATGCGCCCGCCCTCCTCATGGCTACGCACCCGGTTGTCCTTCTTGCGAAGGTGGGCGACGTAGTAGAGGGTGAATGGCAGGGACTTGTTGAGGTCGTTCAGGGACCGCATGAGCTGCTTGGTCGCCGCCAGATCGCCATCCCCGCTGGAGTCCAGCAGGTAGGTGACGTGGTCAAGGTAGACGTGCTTGACGCCGTACCCTTCGACCGCCTCACGGATCAGCTCGATGACGTCCTCGGGTTCGATGGAGTCCTCGACCTTGAACAGCAGCAGGTTCTCTGCAACGAGCTTCTTGGTGCGCTCGTACTGCTCGCGGTCGAACTCCCGTCCGGGGATGTGATAGAGCTGGCCGTCGATCTTGCCGGCGATGGTGGCGATGGTGAGCGGGAGGCTGGGTTCCTCCAGGAAGATGGTCATGCACTTCTCACCGTGGACGGCGATGTTGTGCGCGATGTCCTCCTTCATCCAGTCGGTCTTGCCGCAGCCGGTGCCTGCACCGATCAGGTACATCTCATGGACTCGCTTGCCGTAGGTGGCCGCAGTCAGCGACTCCCACGGGTAGCTCTTGCCCATCTCGATGGACACCTCGCCCATCGTGAGAACCTCTTCCCCGGTGTACAGGCCAGCAGGCTTGCGCACCTTGGCGTTCCAGATCGCCTTGATGATGGGCTCTGCGCCCATTTCCAGAAGGGTCTCGTTGGGGTCTTTCCGGGGCAGCTCGGCAATCCGGGCGCGTGGCCCGAGGAGCTTGGCAGCTTGCTCGGTGGCGGTCCTACCGGGCTCGTCCATGTCGAACATGAGGACCACCTCGTCGAACCGCTTGAGGTATTCCATGTTCGCCAGGATGGCCTTCTTGGCGCTCGATGCGCCGTTGGGGAGACTGACCACCGGGTACTTGTTGCCTTGCACCTGGGAGACCGTCAGGGCGTCGATTTCGCCCTCGGTGATGACGATCTTCTTGCCTCCGACCGGCCATGCCTGCCAGCCGAACAGAGCGTCGTGGAGCTTGCCGAACACCTTGAACGTCTTGTTCTTGGTGCGGATCTTCTGACCCACCAGTTCGCGGGTCTCAGGGTGGTAGTAGTTGGCGACCTGAACAGGTTCGCCGTTGAGGCTCGCCCGCTGGTAACCCATGGTCCTGCAGGTTTCCTCCGTGATTCCACGGGCCTTGAGGGCGGTATAGGTGCCCTGCAGGAGGTCGGTTGGGGGCTTCGCGGATGGCTTGGAGGTGCCCTCCTGCCCCTCCCCCGGCTCGTAGTGTTCGCAACCGGGCGTGAAGCAGTAGGCGTGGCCATCTGAGTACCGAGCGAGGTTGTCGCGGGAGCCGCACGCTGGGCACGGCTCCTTTCGGATCAGCTGGCTTTCTTCCATCCGAACCGCTCCAGAAGGTCATTGGCCTGCTTGAGGGCGCGAATGCGCTCCAAGTAGTCGGGGCGGTAGGCGTAGCGGTAGTCGACCAGCTTCTTACCGACCATGACGGGTTCTGCAATGATCGGGATGCCTCTTGCTTCCATCTTCTGAATGACGGCAGCGAGGCGGGTGATTTGGTACATGCCAATGGCAGTGTTTCGAGTGATATGGCCGAACTCGACCATATGACGTGCAATGGTCTGCATCTGAGTCATAGTGGGTCTCTCAGGGAGTGAGGATTACTTGGTGGCCTTGGCGATTGCAGCGAGCCGGCGAGGACAGACGGGCTCGTCTATCCACGCCTGGGGGATGCGCTTGTCGGCGTACTTGAAGCCCGACTTCTCGCACCAAGCGGCGTAGGTTGTTTTCGATGTCTTGTTGATCCGGGTGCTGGATCGGGAGAACACGAAGCGGATGTCGAGGTCCGGGTGCTGCTCCTTGATGAGCAGGTGCTTCTTCCGGTCTTCCGGGACGAAGCGGCCCTTTGTCTCGACGATGATGCCGTTGGGGAGGATGAAGTCAGGGGTGTAGGTCGAGGGTGTTGCGGGCTTGGTGTAGGCCAGCCGCGTGTCCTCGTATCGGACAGGAACGCCGGCAGCAGTGAGCTGCGCTGCGGTGGTCTCTTCAAGGCCAGAGCGGAAACCGAGCTTGAGCCCGACGTCCGGTTTGGCTTTGGGCATCAGAAGTCTTCGTCGTCGCCTTCGTCAGCTTCGCCTTCATCGGCGTCGAACGGAGCGTCGTCATCGCCTTCCGGCAGGTCGGAGCCGTCGAAGCCCTCTTCCTCACCGAAGCCGAAGTCACGACCACCGAACTCCTTCAGCTCGATGACCTGGACGGCGCCCATCTGCAGTTGCAGACCGAAGCCGACCGAGGGGCTGAACCAGAAGTACGGTTCCCAGCCGATCTTGATGACCGAGCCGCCGCCGATCTTGATGGACTTCGGGTTCACCGGCTTGCCCTTCGCGTCGAAGATGGCGACCTTGCGGTGAATCACCTTGCCCTTCTTCTTGGACTCGATCTTGGCCTTCAGCTTGTACTTAAAGGTGACCGTGCCCTCGTCCTCGTCGATTTCCCACGGCAGTTCTGCACGCTTGAGGCTCTTCTTGCCTTTGCTGGCACATTCAGCCTTGTAGGCCTCGTCGAACATCTCTTGGATGCTGTCGATGTAGGCCTGCGTCTCATCGTTCAGGGGGACAACGTGGTCGACCTTGAACAGACCATCAGCGTCGAACTTGTAGTCGGGCTCGGACAGGTACGGGTATTTGGCAACTCCCTTGGGGGAGCGGATTACTTTGGCCATATGGTTCCTTTTGGGTTGGGGTTGGGGGTTGGGTTAAACGTGCTTCGCTTCCAGGGCCTCGACGTCGATTCCCTCCTCCAGCAGCTTGGCTGCCAGATCGGCGGGGACTCGCAGTCCTTTGTCCCAGTAGAAGAGGTATGCACGGGTCAGGTTTGTCATAGCGATTTGCCTCCAGATTCAGTTCAGCTAGTACTGGGGGTAAATCAGGCGGCGATTGCCGAGAGGTCCGGGGTGCAGCCCTTCTTCATCGGGAGCAGCCCTTCGCGGTACGCCTTGACGATGCGCTGCTGGCCCTTCTCCAA